TTTTTTCCGCTGCTCCGGGGGTATTGCCCCACCGGGGTGCGGGGGATGACCAGGGCCAGCAGCCGGGCGGCCAGCTCTTTGGACACATCCTCACAGAATTTGTCCAGGTCCATGTCCTGGAGCTTTTGCAGGTTATCCCGTAGCTTTTGGAGCTGCTTGTAATCGACATCGCCCCACCGCATTAGGCCCACTCCTTGAACAGCTCCAGGGGGACCTCCTGGTGGCAGGTGTAAACGGCAGGCTTGCCGCTCCGCTCATAGTCACGGGTGACGCCGTTCTGGGTCACCGTGATTTTGGAGCCCTCCGGGATGTCCACGGACGGGTCAATGTAGAGCGTCACCGTCTGGGCCACCAGGGCCGCCTCCTCGGTGGGCTCGGTGCTCTTGACGGTCTGGTGGGAGATGCGACAGGGCAGGCCGGAGGCCGTCACTTTCTCCACCGGCTCCGTGCGGCCATTGGCAGGGTTGAGCACACCCTGCCGCACGGTGATGGTGGCCAGGCCGGTCCAGAGGCTCTGGATGGCCTTTTTGTAGGCGGCGGGGACTACCATCTCAGCCTCCGAAAAGCCGCCAGGGTGCTCTCTGCCGGGTGCATGAGCTGGGCCAGCATGGCGTCAAAGCGGCTTTCCGCATTGCTTGCACCATCACTGGCCCCGGCAAAGGTCACGGAGATGTCCCCCTCCGTGATGCTCTTGGCGGGGGCGTTGAAGTCAAAGCCCTCCAGCCCGTCAAGCCCTCCGGCGGCTTTCTTATCAAACAGGAAATGACCGGCCACCATGTCCACAAGGGTGTAAAAAAGAGGAGGCGGGAGCTTTCGGTGGTTGATGTTCGCCAAAAGCTCCGCCTCACACTTGCGGATGGTGTATTTAAGGCCGGTTTCGTCAGCGTCCGTGACAGTGTAGCCCAGCATGGCCAGCCGGTCCACCACGGCCTCATATACGCCCTCCATGTCCTTAGCCTCTGGAGAGGATGCGGGCAATGGGGATGGCCTTGTGGGCGATGTAGGAGCGGTCGTTTTCCTCCTCCTCGCCGGAGTGGACCAGGCACCAGTTGGCACCGTTGGCCAGCTCTGCATCCGTGGGGGAGAGAGTGGTCTGGCTTTTCTTTTCGTAGGAGATGCCAAAGGGAGAGAACACCTTGCGCTGGCGGGTGTAGAGGGTGTCCACGCCGCCGTCCGTCTTGGGGTCACGGGCCATTTCATAGGGGACCTTGGCACCGATGTCCTCAAAGCTGATAGCGCCCTCGCCCAGCACATAGGTGGTGTAGCGGGTGCCGGGGACCACATAGCTGTCCGCCGCAGGGGTGCCCTCGCCAAAGTAGGGGGTGACCTCCGCCTGGTTGATCTGGCCGTCAGTAGCGCCGGAGGCCTTGACCTGGAGCGCCCCCTCATCGGTGGAGGCAGCGGGGAAATAGCCATCCTCGGCGGGCATCCCGTCATCCACCACAACAATCTTGCCATTCCAGGAGTAGAGGGTGAGGTCACGGGTCACGCCGTCCTTGTCGGTGTACTTGAGGGCGGTGAGCAGGTTGAGGTTTTCCAGGTTGGTGGCGGGGACAGAGTGCATGAACACAAGAGAAAACTTCTTCTTGCGATCACCGCAGGCCTGGGCGGTGGCGCTGTTCATGGTGGTGGCCTCCATGTTGCCCGCCACCTCATAGGTGTGCTTGGCCACAAACTCAGCGCTCTGGCCGCCGGTCATGGCAAAGACGCCCTTGAGGACGGCCAGGATGGTGTCCTGGTCAATATCCTGCCAATACTCGGAAACCTGCTGGGCCACATTGTCCATCCAGTCAATGCCGCCGGTGATGTCAAAGGAAAAGTCCTTTTCGGTCCAGGCCTTGGCCCGGCCAATGACCACCACGCCCTGCTCAAAGGTCTTGGTGGAGGTGGCGGTGATGTCGGTCTGGCCGTCATAGTTGACGGCATCGCCGTCCAGCAGGCCCCGCATGGCAATGCGGGCATAGCCGGTGCCGCCCTGGGTGCTGAAAACCTCCCGGATGTCGGGGTTGCCCGCCAGCGCTCTGGACTTCCGCATTTCATTGAGGCGGGTGCGGGGGATGCGGTCCACCGCATACTTGAAAGCCTGGGGGTTGAAAGACTTGGCATCAAACTTGGTGTTAGGCATAGTTCAATCTTCCTTTCTGAGAATTAGTCGGTGTTGGGCTTGCGTTTGCGGCCCTTGGGGGCCTCTTTGGTGCCGGTGGTATCGTTGCCCTCCGGCTCATCCGCCGGGCCGTCCTGGGCCGCCTCCGTGCCCGCAGGGGCCAGGCGGTCCATGACCTCCTGGACAATGGCCTCCGCAAGCTCCTGGGTCAGCCGGATGGCCAGCTCTTTGGCCAGGGCGTCCGTCAGCTCTTTCACGGAGGAGATGTTGTCCGCAATGTACTGCACCACGGCCTCCTGGGTGCGGGGCAGGGATGCGGCGGGCTTGCCGGTCAGCTTGGCCGCCAGATTTCTCAAGGCGTCCTCAAAAGACACGGCTTTGGCAGGGGTTGTGATGTTTCGCATGTTGTCACCTCATTCCAGCTTGGCGTCCGGGTTTTCGGCCAGGAAAGCCGCCAGCTCGGAATAGGACATCTCAGAGGGCTTTTTCCCCTCGCCGGGTTTCCGCCCGGTGTCGGGGTCGCCGGGTTTCCAGCCGGTCAGCTTGGCCCCGGTGCTCCCAAAGAGAAAGTCCGTGTTGGCGTCCTTTTTCATGGCCTCGATTTTGGCGGCCAGGGTGATGCTCTCATTGTTCACCTTGGCCACCACCTTGCCGTCCTCAATCTTGGCGTCCTTGAGGTAGTCGGCCAGGAGAGCCCGGACAGCGGTGTTGTTCTTGGCTCCGGCGGCGGTGAGTTCGGCGTCCACGGCGGCAGTCAGCCGGATGGTGGCCAGCTCTTTCTCATAAGCGGCCTTGTCCGCCTTGTTCTGCTGCTCCAGTTCGCCAATCTTGCGGGTCAGCTCCTCGTTGTCGCCAGCGGACTTTTTCAGCTCCTCAAGCTGCTTGGCGTGTCCCTTGGCGGCCTCCTCAAGCTGGCCCACCTGGGCCTCCAGCTCCTTGACACGGGTGTTTTTGGCGTTGAAGTCCGCACGGGCAACAAAGTCCTTGCCAATCGCCTGGCAGGCGGCGGCGTCCATGTCCTCCGTGTAGGCATCGCCAATGATTTCCTTGAGCCATAAAAGTTTCATGTTGTGTTACCTCCTGTTATCTGCTTTCCTTGTGTCCGGCCAGTCCCGGTATGGCAGCGCCCCTGTTGGTTTCCGCCGGGGCCCGGCGGTATTTGGGTATGAAAAAAGCACCGTGCTTTTCAGCACGATGCTTTCATCATCGGGTCAGTAGAGGATGTCTGGGTCAATATCCAGCTCATCCAAATTGGTCCAGATAGAGGGGAGGGTGTCCTTGCCCCCCTCCAGAGCCGTGAGCAGGTCCTCTTTGGTGTAGCCGTCCGGGGGGCCGTAGGCGGTCCCGTTGGCGTCCAAATACACCAGGCCGGGGCCCGGCTCATCCCCCACAAAGCGGCCCCCAAAGGCCTGCTCATAAGCGGTGGCGGCCTCCTGGAGCTCCGGGTTGGTTGTTACATCGGAATACTTAATCATGGCGTTGTCACCCCTTTCAGCAGTTTCTCAAACTCCGCCAAAGCGGTGGGAAAGTATTTCTGCATCAAAGCGTAGCGGTCAGCATCGAATTGAGCGGCAAACATGTGGGCAAAGGCCTCTTTCTCCAGCATCCCGGAGTAGGTCCAGTAGCGTGTATTCCAATGGCCGTATGTGCCAGCGCACTTGTTACGGGACATCCCGCCGAACAGATCGGAGATTGCATTGGGCAGCGCCCCACGGAGCTCCTGGGAGATGACTGCATAGGCGTCCGTCTTTCTCTTTGTGCCGTGGGCTTTCATGGTGGCCTTGACATAGGCCTCAAAGTCCTGCCTCAAGGCGTTGCCAAAATCCGGCGTCTGCATGGATGTGTAGCCGCTCCCGGCGCACGACATAAAATCAATATAATGGCCGTGTTCATGGAAAAAGGTTGTTGCCGGGCCTCTGGGGTCCGTCATGTCATTGGCAAAATTCATTTTGACCTTTTGGATGCGGCTGTCAAAATGCGGCGTGCCGGAGAAAGCCCCGTCCGCCACGGAGCCGGGCTGGACATAGCGCTCAAAGGCGGCCTGGGCCGTCTGATTGCCGGACGCATAGTGTTGCTCCAGGGCGTCCGTGTAGCCGCCGGGGGATGTGGGCAAGCCCTGCATGACATTTTGGAAGTGAGAGCCCGCCTTTGCGGCCATTGTACCACTCCCAGAGGGCACCTGTAAACCGGGGGTTGGGCCCTGCACAAAGCTCTGCCGCCATTGTGCAAAGGTGGTGTTGGCCGGGACCTTTTTGGTGGTGCCGTCCGGGTTGCGGGTCCAGCGCTCCCCCAGGCCCTCCATGTCCTCAAAGTAGGGGGCGGTGCAGCAGCGGCACCAGGGATGGAACGGCGGAGCGGTGAGCCCCACCTGGTAGTCCGACATCTTGAACACCTTGCCGTCCAGCGCCGAACACAGGCCGCAGGTGTCCCGGTCAAAAGAGGCCACAATCCTGTATTTCTCCACGCCCAGGGCGTTGAAACAGTCCTTTTGAGCGGCGCTGGAGAAATAGGCGCTTTCCGTCATCACCAGGCGGCCCGCTTTGGAGCGGGACACCTCAAACTGCTTGGAGATGGCGGAGATGGCCCGGTCTGGAGCCTCTCCCCGTATAATCATCTGGGTGAGTTGAGTGTTGACGCTGTTCACAAGGCTCTGCTTGTTGGTCCAGCAGCGGTCCCGGAAAGTCTGGCCGTCCGTGGTCCATGGCCGGGAGAGGACCTTGGTGATGGTCCCCTCATTGACGGCCTGCATGGTCCAGCCCACGCCCAGGCCCTTTTGGACCTCATAGGCCGTGTGGTAAAAGCTCCCGGTGTAGGATTGCCGGGCGGCCCGGTCTATGTAGTCAAGCTGGTTGGAATAGAGGAGCTCCGCCTGCTGCTGGAGCTGGATTTTGAGGGCGTCCAGCCGGGAGATGTGGACCCTGGCGCTGGCGTTCTCCAGCTCTTTCATCCAGGCCCCGGTGAGGGCGTTTTCCTCGCCGTGCTTGATGTATTCCTCCACGGTCCAGCGAAACTCCGCCAGCTCATCACTGTTGAGCAACCGCTTGGCATCTGCCAGGGTGATGTCATTGTTGGCGGCAAAGCGCCTGTACCATGCGGACATCTGGCGCTCAATCTCAGCCTCAGCGGCCCGGAATTGGGCATCCAGGTTTTCCACATAAGAGTATGACTGGTCCAGCAGGGCGTCCTCCATGTTTTTCATGCGCTGGGCCCAATAATCCGCATTGCGCTGGAGGTTATTCCTGGGCATCGCCGTCACCGCCGTCCTGGCCGGTCACAGGGTTGCCGGAGCCGTCCCCGCCGTTCTGCCGGTTTTTCATAAAGGCGGCCTGGTAGGGGTCGGCCATGGCCTCCTCCTTTTCGTCCTTGATACGCTGGAGCTCCTGCTCCGGGTCGCTCACCCAGGGGTGCATCTTCACAATGGTTTCATCGGAGAGGATGCCCACGGAGTTCTTGCAGTTGTTGATGACCTCAGTTTCATTGATGAGGACATCCCGGTCAAAGATGACCTTGACCTCCGTGCCCTCAAAATTCCCCCGGCCCGTGTTGGCCAGGTGTTGGTTGACAAACCAGAGCAGCTCCTCCATGGAGGCTTGAAACTCCATTTCAATGCCGTTGGCGTCCAGGTCAATATCAGAGTACATGCTCTGTATATTCATCTGGTTGGGGTTGCCGCTCATGCGGTCATCCTTGGCGTCATAGCCTCTGGCGTTCTCAATGATGGCATCCTTGAGCAGGGAGAGCAGGACCTTGTAGTTTTCGGCGTTGACCTCAATCTGGAGGGTGTCCACGCCGCCCTCAGAGCCCTCATAGGAGCGGACCTTGATGATGCCGTAGGTGGCCAGGTTGGCCCGGAGCCGCCCCAGGTCCTCCCCGTCATAGTTCTTGATGACCAGGATGGTGGAGTGGATGTCCTCCTCCATCTGGTTGGCAAAGTTGGAGATGATGTTGTTGTAGGCGTCTTGCAGGCATTTCACCCTGGACAGGAGAGGGATTTCATGGTGGGAGCTCTTAAAGCACACCAGGGGGATGCGCTCCCAATTATAGCTGGTTTCCTTGCCCGTCTGGGGGTCCGTGGTGGTGATGTAGGGCCCGGACCGGGCAAAATCGTCCGGCTCAAGGGTCCCGTCATCCCGGCGGACAAAACAGTCCACGCCGCCGCCGTGCATGACCTCCACCTTGACCACATCCTTGGTCTGTTCGGTTTCATCGTACTCCAGCACCACATAGACATGGACGGCGGCATCCAGGATGGTGTGGTCAGCATCCGCCCAAAAGGGCAGGACCTCATCCGCCGGAAAGCGCTGGAAAGCCAGCTCCCCGTTTTGGTCATAGTAGGGAAACACCCAGCTCTTGCCGCCAATCCAGGCCCCCTCACCAATGTTGTGCATGGTCCGCTGAAAACGGGACCCAAACACGGTGGAGAGGGCCGCAGCATAGGCCTTGTTCTCCGTGTCAAAGGAAAAAGGCCGCCCAAAGGAATAGTTGGTTTTCTGGTCCACCATCTTGGCATAGATGTTGTTGACCAGCCGGTTGTTGGGCAGATGGTCCAGCACCTTGACCTTGCCGTCATCGTCCAGGGCAATGCGCTTGCGGCGGAGCACATCCTGGGCCCCGTCATAGTAGGCCTCACCCGCAAGCTGCCGCTTGCGCTCTTTGGAGCCCAGCCAGGCCGTGATTTCAAGCTCCAAAAAGCGTTTGTCCGTCATGCCCCGGCGGAAATTTGTGGCCGCCCTGGCCACGCAGTCATCCCGCAAATTAAGCACCACCACCGTGCATCACCTCCTTTGCTTGCAGATCGGATGGGGGGGGGTAAATCCAATGGGCCGGGCCTTGCTTTTCTCCAGGGTGAGGGTCTGGCCTGGGAGCTCCACCTCAATCCGCAAGGTGCGGTATGGCAGGCGCTCCGCCCATTGTTCGATTTTATTCAACACATACTGCTGCTCAAACATGGCACACCTCAAAAGCTGAAAAGTTGCGGCCCAAAAATCTTGTGGACAAAATAGCGCACATCGTCCATAGCGTGGTCATTTTCCTTGATGGGCCGGTCCATGGGGGCCTTTTCGTCCCAGCGGTAGAGCCCAAACTCCCGGATGCAGTCCGTGCAGCCGGAGCAGATGAAGATGTCCCCGCTTTGGAGCCGGGTGGCCACATCCCGGATGCCGTCCAGGACGGCGTTGGAGGCCTTTTCCACATAAAAGCGGCCATGCCGCCGGATGGCCTCAATAAAGCTGGCCGCTGAGGGGTCCACGATGACGGCCCGGATGGGCAAGTCACCGGCCAGGCGCTCCAGCTCAAAATAGTGCTCCTCATCGGTGCGCTGGCGGCCCTCTTTGCGGCTGTCAAAGTAATACTCCCGCATACGATACCATTTCCCGGAGGCCCGGCCCCAGAGCCCCATGCTGGTGGGGTTTACGGTGCCATAGTCCACGGAGATGTAGTAGCGGTCATAGGGCCGGGGCACATCCGGCACCACATGAAAGTCCTTGTTGAACATGGTATAAATCAGCCCCTCCGCCACCACCCAGAGGCCCCGGATAAAGCGGTCATAAAACACGCCGGAGTATAGGCTCTCATACCTGGCCTTGACGGCGGCGGAGAGGCTGAGGTTGTCATCCATGGTGAAATGGAGGTGCAGCATGTTCCTCTTGCCTGCCTCCAGCACCCAGGTGAGATAAAACCAATGGCTGGGCCCCTCCGGGTTGCAGTTAAACCAGAGCTTGGAGCCCTCCACGCTGCACCGGGCACAGGCCTGCTCCACGAAAGAGCGGGGCATGAGGGCCACCTCATCCAGCAGGACGCCCGCCAAGGTGATGCCCTGGATGAGGGAGGCGCTGCTTTCATCCCGCCCGCCGAACAGGTAGAAGTTATTGGAGCGCCCGGCGGCGCTCACCACAATCTTGTTTTCGGTGCGGTATTCCCGGAAAGAAAACACCCCGGCCAGCCAAGTGGGCAGGTTGGTGGTCACATTGCGCCGCAGGCTCTCAATGGTCTTGCCGCACAAGGCAAAGTTTTGACCTTGAAAGCGACACATGGCCCACATGATAAAGCCCACCGTCATGGCCACCGTCTTGCCGGAACGGATGGAGCCGTCACAGATGATGCCGTCATAGTCCCCAAAGCCCGGCCTATTCCACCAGGTCATGGCCAGGTTTTGCCGGGGGCTCAATTTCTGGTATCTCATCCGTGCCTATCTCCTCTCTGGTGCTTTCCTCAATCACCTCAAAGATGTTGTTTTCCTGTTCATTGGCGGAGCCGTTGTTGGTGTCAAAGACGCCCAGGTGCTTGCCCAGCAGCTCCAGGGCCCTCACCTTGTCGTGGAGCTTGATTTCCGTGCCATATTGGCCCTCCTTGATGGAGGCAACGGCCTTTTTCTTTTCCTCCGGCACCTCATCGGTGGGGGTCAGCCGGACCAGGCCGTTGTGGGTGATGGTTGCAAAGTCGGTGCCGTTGGCAAAGGCGATGGCGGCCAGCTCCTCCAGCACCCGCTCCTGGGTGATTTCCAGCTTGCCCCGGAGCTTTGCCTGGCGCTTTTGGATTTCAGCGGAAACATGAGTTTTATTGAGTAGTTCAATCGCAATCCTGGACGCACTCTTTTCACTATACCCCGCCCGCTTTGCGGCGGCGGTGGCATTGAGGTCCACCAGGTACTCATCCACAAACCGCTTTTGCTTGTCAGTCAGCTTTGCCACACTCACCACCCCAGAACATAGTAAAAGGCCGCCCTCCCCGCACAGGGGAAAGCAGCCCGAAAAATCATAGGTGAATGGCGGCAGGGGTCTGGTTTTCAGCTCCGTCACCCTGCCGCCACCCTCAAAGGAGGTAATACCATGATGAGGCATACACCCGCAGTTACATTGTAGCACACTATGTAGCGGACAAAACGGACAACTTGCTTTAGTTCCGTTCCAGATACCGTTGCACAGCTTTTCTGCATCCGTCCTCGGTATTCCCCCCGCCGATGCAGGCGGCCACCTGCCGCCAGGGGAGTCCATTGATAAACCGATAGGTGAAAATCTGCCGGAGGAGGCTGTCATCAATGCTGGAGATGTAGCGCTCCAGGCGGCTCCGCTCATAGAGGCATTGCTGGTGCTTGGCCTCAATAATGCCTCTCAGATCGGCAATCTCCGCCGCATACTCACCCACCTTGTCCTTGACGCCGGGAGTGTGAGGCATCCCGGTGAGGACCTGGGAGCCCGGCAGGGCCTTGACCTCCAGCTCTTGGAGGCGGCGCTTGTCCATCTCAATCTCCCGGTTGAGGTAGTAAAGCTGGGACAGTTCTTTTAGGGTCATGTGCTCAGTCCTCCGTTTTCTCTCCAGTCCACACCGGCTGGCAGTTGCCCTCACCCATCATGCACACCTTGGCGCACACCTTGCACGGGTCACCATCGGCCATGACAAAGTGCAGGTCCTTGATGGCCTTGTCCACCGTGCGCCGCAGGTCGGCCAGCTCCTCCAGGTCCTCCCGTGCGTAGGAATGGGCCTCAAGGCTGGCGATGTTCGCCGCCTGGTCCTCAATCTGCCGCTCCAGGGCCTCCATTTTCTGCCGGTCCACCTCATGCTGGATGGTCAGCCGGGCGTTTTCCCGGATGAGCTCATCACAATACACCTGGTCACCGTTCAAAATCACAGTTGGGTTATTCATGCCACACTCTCCTTTACCTTGCGTATTCTGGCCTTGAGGGCCCGCATGACAGCCTCATGGGTGTCTGCCCGGTCCCGTATGGTGGCCATGACATCCTCATCCTCACAGCCTTGCACAATGAGATAATGCACAAACACCTTTTCGTAGGGGGAGCCCTGCCGGTACAGGCGGCAGTTGCCCTGGTCGTTCAGCTCGAAACTCCAGTTTAAGCCATACCATACCACATGGCGGCCACCGGCCTGGAGGTTGAGCCCGTAGGCGCAAGAGGCCGGATGCACCAGCAGCACATCCACCTCTCCGGCGTTCCAGGCATCCTCATCCTCCACGCCCTTATACACCCGGACCCGCAGCTTGTCCGCCCGGCCCCGGTTGTACTTCTCCAGGCGCTCCAGGATGCGGTCCTTGTCGTGCTGGTAGCCGTAGAATGTGAGGCAATGCTCCCCATTGAGTTGCTCCAGCAGCTCCGTGTAGGCCTCCAGCTTGCAGTCATGCACCGGGACCACCTTGCCGTCATTGCCATACACAGCCCCATTGCAGAATTGCAGCAGCTTGCCCACCAGGACCCCGGCGGTGCCCGCCGTGATGATGTCCTCATCCACCTCCAGCAGCAGATCACGCTCAAACTGGTCATAGGCCTTTTTGGCCTTGGGGTCCAGCATGACCGGGATTTCATGTTGGATAAAGTCCGGCAGTTGCAGGTAGTCCTCCGCTTTCATGGAGATGCAGATGTCTGAAATGGCAGTCAACACGGCGCTCTCCGCTCCATCCTTGGCCTTGTAGGAAAAAATCTGGGTCCGGCTCCGCTGGTCCGGGTCAAAGTATCTCTCCCGGTAGGCGGAAAGCGTGGGCCCCAGACGGGCCCCGCCGTCCAGGAGGTACACCTGGGCCCACAGGTCAATCAGCCCCTTGGAGGACGGCGTGCCGGTCAGCAGCACCACTTTCTTGATAAACCGGCGGATGCGTTTGGCCGCCTTAAACCGCTTGCTCTGGGGGTTTTTGAAACTGGTGCTTTCATCGAAAACCACCATGTCAAACGGCCAGGCCTGCTGGTAGTAGTCCACCAGCCACTCAAAGTTTTCACGGTTGATGACATAGACATCCGCCGGAGTGTTGAGGGCCTTGATGCGCTTGCTGGCGCTCCCCAGAACGGTGGACACCCGGAGATGCTGGAGGTGGTCCCACTTAGCTGCCTCCTTGCTCCAGGTGGCCTCCGCCACCTTTTTGGGGGCCACCACCAGGACCTTGGCCACCTGCCAGCGGAAATACTTGAGGATGTTGACCGCAGACAGGGTGATGACCGTTTTGCCCAGCCCTGGCCGGAGAAACAGCCCCACCGTGGGGTCCTCCACCACTCGCTGGATGCAGTAGGCCTGGTAGTCATGCGGTATGTACTGCATCACCAAAAACCTCCCTCAGAAACTCTTTCACGGCGTCCATCCCATAAAGCACCCGGACATCCGCCCCCCGTTTCTCCAGCTCGCCTCTCTGCCATTTCTGGACCTTGGCCAGCCTCCCAATCTCGGTTTTCAGCTCCACATACACCGTCTTGCCAGTGGGGGTGATGATGATGCGGTCCGGCACACCAGGATTGCCGGGGGACACGAATTTATAACACAGGCCGCCGTGCTCTTTCACCTTGCGGACCAGGTAGCTCTCAATGCTGCTTTCTCTCAATCTTTTCAGCCTCCAATCGGGTCCTGCAACAATGTAACCTCGCGCGCGTACTTATGCGTACACAGGCGGTTTAGAGAGTTTTTATTTTCTCTAATCCTCTAATTCTCTCTATTTTCAAAATCAATAGAAATGAATGTTGCAATGTTGCAGAGCCTTAAAAAGTCCAGTGTTTTCAAGGGTTTAGGCCGTAACATTGCCCGTAACATTGCCCGCAACACGTTGCAGGCAGATGTAACATTCAAAATCAATGTTGCAGGCAATGTTACACTAAATGTTACGCCTCTTTAGAAAGCCTCTCTGGGCTCCGCAGTAGCCAAAACGCAAGGCGCTTTTGCTCTTTTCCCAGCCGCCGGAGGCCTCAATGATGCTGTTGATTTCCGCCGTGTCGGAGTAGCGGATGTCCTTTTGCTTGCCGTCCAGGGCCTCACACCACACCTCCAGGGCACACACCCGGTCACGGTCCACCAGCTTGACCTCACCCTGCACACCGCCGCCCCAGAACATGCGGCGGCGGTCCAGTGGCCAGCTCTGCCAGTCCTCCGGGACCTGCTTGTCCAGAAAGTCCATGATGATGCCCTCCCTGGTGCTGGCCTCCCGGTGCTCCTCCTGCTTTTGCTTGGCGGCATCCTCCAGCTCCCCTTTGAGAAAAAGGGGCTCTCCGGCCCTCCAGCGGACCACGGCCTCCGCCCATAGCTGGTCAATCTCCTCCGGCAGATCGGACCACACTGTTTTTGTGTGCGGGACCACACCCACATCCACCGGCCAAAAGCGCCGGTTGCCGGTGCGGTCCTGGAGGTAGTCAGAGGTGTTGGTGGTGCCGAAAAAGACACAGCACCGGGGCAGCTCCTTGACATGGCGGCCATAGGCGGCCCGGAAACGGTCCGCCCGCAGGGAGAGAAACTGCTTGATGCGGGCCACATCCGTCCGGCGGAAAGCGTCCAGCTCGGACACCTCCACCAGCCAGACGCCCTGGAGCAGCTCAGAGGCCTCCTTGCCCTCAAAGGTGCGGATGCTGTCATTAAACCAGCCCCGGCTCATCTTATCCAAAAGGGTGCTTTTGCCCAGGCCTTGCGGCCCGGAGAGGATGAGCATGGTGTCATACTTGATGCCGGGGACCATAGCACGGGCCACGGCGGCGGTGAATGACTTGCGGGTCACGGCCCTGGTGTAGGGGGTGTCAGCGGCTCCCAGGTAGTCCACAAAGAGCGTATCCAGGCGGGGCGTCCCGTCCCAGACAAGGCCCTTGAGATAGTCCTGTATCTCGTTGAAAGCGTGGGCGGTGGAGTGCAGGGAAAGCGCCCCGTCAATCTTGCCGTTGCCGGTGATGTGGTGGTAGCGCTCCATGTACCAGTAGAGGCCCTGGTTGTCGTTGTCATCCCAAAAGCGGCGGCCCGTCCGGGCGTCCCAGGGCAGGGCCCCCAGGACCTCACCACGGCCTGCAAACTGGTTGAGGGCAAACTTGCCTTTGAGGAGGGGGTCATGCTCCAGGATAATCCACACATTGTCAATGGTGGACTTGGACAGGCCCGTTTGGGTGTTCACGGCCAGCTTGCCCATCCAGTTGGCGGGGTCCTCATCGTTGGTGCCGGTGACGCCCTCAAAGTCCTGCACGGCCTCCTGGTAGCGCTCCTGGCTCATCAAGGCGGCCACATCCTTGTCCTCCACGGCCAGCTCACACATGGCCTTGTAGGAGGGCAGGCGGTTGGTGGGGGTGCCCGGCTGGGCCTCATCATCCTTGTCCCCAAAGCGGTGGAGGCGGACCATATCAAAGGCATTGACCAGGCGGTTGCTGCACGGGTCGGTGGCGTGGTGGGAATAGAGGAATTTGCCGTTGTCATAGATGACAGCGCCGCCGGTGGTAGAGCCGCCCAGGTAGGTGTAACGGCCCGGCATGTTGTCCACCGGCTCATAGATGCCGGGGATGAGCTCATCCATGGCCCGGTAGATGTCATAGGTGCGGCAGAAAGCGCCCACCACGCCGGTCTTGCCCTCCGGGTCACCTTGCTTGACGGCCAGCTTGGGCAGGCTTAGAGCGCCCGGCACCTGGGGCCAGGCGGTGCAGTCGGTCCAGTCATCGTATTTGGCCAGCAGGCCGTTGGCAGAGAGCAGGGGCTTGTCTTTCCACACATAGATGTATTGGCTGTCAGCGCAGCAGGACGGCCAATACATGAGGCGGGACACCTCAAAGGTGGTGGGGTCCATGAGCTCCAGGCCTATGTACTCCGCCATTTTGCGGGCACAGGGCTCATACTCATCCGCCGTCATGGTCCTGTCCGTGGGGAGCAGAACACGCAGGCGGGGAGCCGCTGGGCTGTGCTTACGGGTGGAATAGATGCAATAGCCGCAGCCCAGGGCCTCCACCCGGCGCAGGACATCCTCCGTGCCCCCGGAGGGGATGTTGTCCAGGTCCAGGGTGATGACATCACGCCCGGTCACATTGTTGGCTTTGCGCCGGGGCCCGGACAGTGTGCCGGCCATAAAGCCGCCCACGTCCTTGAGGTCATCCTGCTGGGCCTTTTTCATATTCAGATATGCCGCCAGGGTTTCCGTGCCTCTGGCCGGGGCCTGGAGCCGGGCCCACAGCTCTGAGATGAGCATGGTCTGGGCCTGCCAGGTCATAGCCCGCCGGTTGCTCCCGGCGGAGATCGTTATTTTGCGGTCATATTGCATGGGGCGGCACCTCTTACTCTGGTTTTTCTCGTTCCGGGGTCAATCGGTCCAGCCAGCGCTGGAGCTTTTCCGCCTCCACGGCGGTGGTGTTATCTCCGCCCATGGCGACATCCAGGACCTTGAGGCACAGGCGGACATCTCCCAGCTCCTCATGCAGATGCTCCGCCGCTTGGGCGTGTGTCATCGGCGTGGGATTTTCTCCCCGGAGCTTTCTGGCCATTTTGAGCGCCGCCTGGGTCAGTTCGGCCAGCTCCTCGGCGCATTGCTCCAGCACAGCGGGCAGGCCGATGGCCTCAATGACCTGGCACAGCCCCGCATTGTCAGCCGTTTTCATCTAAAACACCTCCCGGTCTTTTTGTCCTTGATTTCAATGCGGGCCAGCAGCTCAAAGCCGCTTTCCGCTATGATAAACTTGAGCACCTTGATGAGAAAATTGACCTTTCCCTCCAGGGCGGCGTCCTCCTGCATGATAGGCCGCAGGGCGTTGTATGCGGTGGGGTCAGGGTAGCCCTCACCGTTTTCCCAGGGTTTAGGGGTCATCTCGCAACACCTCCTCTTGCCATTTTTCAACGTCAATGCCTTTTTCCTTGAGCTTGTAGCGCTCCGGGTAGAGGTCATCCATTTGGTAATACTCCCTCATCCGGCGGTGTTCCCTGGCCATTGCCAGGTAGAAGTCATGGAGCCGCTTTTCCCTCCAGCCATAGCACTGGTACAGGGTCCAGAGCACCATGGTGTCCAGGTCAAGGGAAAAACGGGCATCCGCCTCAAGGCATTGTTGGTTTATTTCGTGCATCATGGCGCTCTCCATGGCCGGGGTCATAATGCCCCGGCCCAGGTCGGAGAGCTTGATGTTGATGCTGGGGTCCTTGGGCACCTGGACGCCCTGCTTTTGCAGCTTGCGCCGCTCCCGCCTATTCATGGCGGGCCTCACGGCGGCACTGGAGGAAATGCTCAGTGGGCTCCCAATCCTCCATGACAAAGACAGTTTCCTCCGGCCCCAGGCCGTGGAGGTCACACACAAAGTCACCCTCTCCCAAATACATGCAATGGTCACACACGTTGGGGTCACAGGTCTTGGGCATCGGGCGGCGGCGTTTCTTGTTCTTAGACATTGCTGTCCTCCTTGGTGGCAATCTCACCGGCACAGGCCGCATAACCGGCCAGGTCCACAAAGCTGTCTGGGCTGGAGCCGGTGGCAATCCTGGCCACCTTGAGCAGCCCCATCATGGCGGCCACGTCCTTGGCGGTGATGTGGTTGACAGCCATGACCTTGGCCAGCTCCGGGTGGGCCGCTCGGAGGTAGACACCCCACAGCAGGCCGATGGTTTCAAAGTTGTTTTCCGGGGTGCCATAGTCCCGCTCACGCTCTCCGCAGACGCAGACACGGGCCGCCTCCAGTATTTCAGCTCTTTTCATGGGCCACCTCCAGGTCATCAAACACCACGGGGACCATTTCCTGCATCCGGCGGAGCAGCGGGATGGCCAGCTCCCTCATCTGGGGGTGGGCCGCCGGGGCCGTGCGGAGCTTAAAGAAATGCCGCCATTCCCGGAGGTTGGCGGTCATCACCACCTCCGTCTTGAGGCTGTTGGGCAGCACGGACCGGGCCTCCTGGGGCGTGCAGCCAAAGGTGAGCATGTTGAAATAGGACGCCTCCGCCTGGCGGCAGGCCCACACCCAATGCTGCATGGCGGTGCTCCCTTTCGCCAGGAAATAAGGCCAGATGACGGTGATTTCTCCGCCAAAGCCGTCCTTGGAGTAGTTGCAGTAGCGGGTGCTCTCCTGGCAGTAGGAGGCCAGGCGATGGCGGACCAGCTCATGGGACACGCCCCGGTCACAGATAAACTTGACGGTGATATTGAAGTGCTCCAGTACGGCCTCATGGCCCCGCTTGATGATGTTGGCCACAAAGGTGGCGGCGCTGGTGCCGGTGATTTTATCCTCGGACTTGTAGCACACCCGCCCGCACAGCTCAATGTGCTTGAGTACGGCCTGGCCGTCCAGCGGGGTGAGGATTTCAAAGCTGGGAGAGATGATTTTCATGCACTTAGCTCCTCTCTGATTAAATGGGGGCAGTTGGCCTGGACCAGCACCTTGGCCATGATGGGGACCACGCTGTTGCCAATGCGGGCCACCTGTTCCTTGATGGGGTAGGGCTTGCCCTCACAGTCATGGGTGATGATGTAGTTCGCTGGAAAGCCCTGCATGAGCTTGAGCTCCGGCTCCGCTTTCAGCATCCGCAGGAAAATGTCCTTGAGGATGTATTGCTCACCGTCCAGCTCCGTCACCACATTCACCAGGCCAAAGCGGTCTTTGGTGGTGATGGTGGCCAGAGGCTCCGCAAGGGTTTGGCCGCCGCCGGTGCCGTAGTATTTGATGAGGAAAGCAGACACCAGCCCGAAGTGGCCGGGTGAGGTAGTGATGGTGTGCAGAGGCTCCCGGCAGCTCTGGCCGATGCCGGTTTTGTAAAACTTGGTGACAAAGGCGGTCACCAGTCCATAGCGGTTGCTGGTGTCAATGGTCTTGATGGGTTCAGTCAAAAGCTGGCCTCTGGCGTCCCCGGCTTTGGTTTCGCCGTGGTACTGGATGAGGAAAGACACGGCCTCTTTGTTGTTCACAATGTAGGGGGTCGGATTTTCTGCCACATACTTGCGGTAACCGTTGGCAATCCGCCGCAGGGTGGCATCCGCCAGGGGCTTTGGCCGGTCAAAGATGGACCGGCCCAGATCGGTCCAGTCGATGAAGTCACCGCAGGGGACCCATTTCTCGGTGCCAGGGCGGCCCTCTTTGCTGTGCGTAGGTGCGGGCCAGATGATGGGGCGCTTGTCCCGTCTGAAAATGGCATACCAGCGCTTTCTCGTTGTGGGGGCTCCGTAGTCGGCGGCCACCAGCTCCCGGCTGTCAAAGGCATATCCCAGGGAGCACATGGAGGCAATGAATTTGTTGTAGTCCTCACCGGCCCGCTCTTTGATGGGCCTGCCGGTGGCGTCCAGAGGACCCCATTGCTGGATTTCCTCCACATTCTCCATGATGATGACCTCCGGCAAAATGGCCTTTGCGTGCTTGTAGACTGCCCAGGGTAAGATGCGGAGCCCCTGGTGGCGGGGCTGGCCGCCTTTGGCTTTGGAGTGGCTGGTGCAGTCCGGGGAGGCCCACATCAAGTCAACGGGCCTGCCTGCCACATATTTGGGCAGGTCAACGGTGAAAATGTCCTCCGTGAGATGCAGGGTGTGTGGATGGTTGACCCGATGGATGCGGATGGCCTCCGGGTCATGGTTGATGGCAATGTCAATGGGGCGGTTGAGGGCCAGCTCAATGCCTTTGCTGGCCCCTCCGCCACCTGCAAAACAGTCAATGAGCAGTCCGTTCATGCGGGTGTTTCTCCTTTGTGTTTTTTCCGCCGGAAAAAATGGCGGTCAATCGGCCCGGAAACCATGCCGGGCAAGGTAGCGCTCCGCCTGCTGTTCCTGGGTGAAATGGCGGCTTTTGCGGCGCTCCCGGTCCCGTCCGTAGACAACGGTGGAGCCGATGCCCTGCACCAGCCAGTAGTCCTTGTTGTTCTTGCGGACCAGGTTGTAATAGATGGCCTCGCCTTTATCGTTTACCATGTGCATGGTCCGTGCCTCCTTGCTGGTAAATAAAATAGCTTTTCGGTGACGGTGAATTGATTGCCCTTGTTGCGGTCCAGGGTGCGGGTAAACGGCTTTTCCCAGATGCACTCAATCCCAGGCGGGGCCTCCTGTTCACTCACAAATACGGTGTGGCCGGTGTCTGCCAGGAGCCGCATGGCCCGCCAAAATTCAGAGCTGTCAAAGCGTTCCCCGCTGTACCCCGTGGTGTTGTTGTAGGGTGGGTCCGCATAAATCACGGCCCCCGGCGGGATGCACACCCGGCGGTAGTCCTCACATACAAAGTGAGCGTCTTGCAGGGTGGCCATGTCCTTGAGCAGTGAGCGTTTGCTTTGCAGGGCGTAGTTGGTGCCGGAGGCGTTTCTGGCGTAGCCTCCAAACCATTTACCACCAAAGCTGCACCCAAAGCCCACAAAACCGGCCAGAGCGGGGTCCTCATCCTTGTGGTCCCGTATGTAGCGGTATTCCTCCGGGGTGATGCTTTCCGGCAGGTTATAGCCGTTTTGGACGCCCTGGAGCATGGCGATGAGGTATTTATGGCGGTCATTGAGTATCTTGCGGGAAAAGCCCTGCACCTTACTTTCCACGGCACAACTGCCGCAAAAGAGGCTAACAAAGCAGTCAGCCCCCCCCCGCCGTAGTCGTGATTATCTGGGCCAGGGGCTTGGCAATTCTGGACTTTCCTCCTTGGTATCTCATTGATAAACTCCGCAATCTGCCGGGCAATCCGGCTTTTTCCGCCCATATACTGCACCGGCAATCAATCCTTTCCTCAGTCTTTGGTGAAGTAGTAGCCCACCCACCCGGCGGCTTTGAGGGGCAGGTCCGGGGCCCATGGCACCGGCTCCCCCATGATGGAGCAGACGGTGGAGAGCATGGTGTCCTCATCGGCAAAGGGGGCGGCGTCAATGACCACCTCATCATGCACATGGAACACCACCGGGAGCCCGGCGGCCTCCAGCCGGTCAATGGACAGGGCCAGGCAGTCACGGGCAATGGCCTGCACGCAGTTCTCCACCAGCTTGCCGCCGTAGGTTTCGATGCGTTTCCAGCGCTTTGTTTTCTGGTCCATGCCCATGTAGGAGATGGAGGGCCGCCCCCATTCGTTCTGGCCGATGCCGGGGCTGATATAGTAGAGCTTGCGCCCGGAGGGGAGCCGGATGGTGAGGCAGTCGGTGCCGTTGTCATAGTCGTACTCACGGGCCAGCAGCAGGCCGTTGACGCCGGTACTGCCGCCCTCGGTGATGACCTGGACGGCGGCATTGTCCATGGAATACCACAGGTCACGGATGCGCTTGTTGGCCTCCCGCCAGCGGCTCACGATGTCCGGGAGCTCCTCCTCGGTGAGGCCCATGTCCAGGGCTCCCATGGTGATGAGGGCCCCGGTGCTGCCCTGGTAGCCCAGGGCCAGCTCTGCCACCTTGCCCTTTTGGCGGAGGGCGTACTCCGGGCGGCCTTTCTTGATGAGCTCCAGGGGGACGCCGAACATTTGAGAGGCGGATGCCTCATAGATTTTGCCGTGGGTGCGGAACACCTCCAGCCGCCATTGCTCCTTGGCCAGCCATGAGATGACACGGGCCTCAATGGCGGAAAAGTCGGCGTCAATCAGCACATGCCCCTCCGGGGCCACAAAGGCCGTGCGGATGAGCTGGCTGAGGGTGTCAGGCACGCTGCCATAGATGAGCCGGAGGGCATCCAGCTTGCGGCCCTTGACCAGCTCACGGGCCAGGTCCAGCGGCTCCGTGTAGGTCCTGGGCAGGTTTTGCACCTGCACCAGCCTCCCGGCCCACCGCCCGGTCCTGTTCGCCCCGTAGAATTGGAGCAGGCCTCGGACCCGTCCGTCCTCGCAGACGGCGGCCTCAATGGCGTCATACTTCTTGGTGGATGTCTTGCCCAGCTCTTGCCGGATTTTCAGCATCCGGCTCACCTGGGGGCTGTTATCGTCCCGGCCCAGCAGGCGGGCCACCGTGTCCTTTCTCAGATCGGCCAGCTCCTCACCAATCTCCTCCTGGAGCCAGGTGGTGAGTTGGGCCACGCTGTTGGGGTTGGACAGGCCGGAGAGCTGCATGGCCTCCGCCATGAGGGTCTGGCGCACGGTGTCCCCCAGAGAGAGGGCCCCGGTGACCAGCTCCAGGTCCACGGCCACGCCCCTGGCGTTGATGATGAGGTCTGTTTCCCATTGCTTTTGCACCCAATCCGGGACGGGGAAAGCGGACAGCCGCTTTTCAATCTCCATCTCGGTGACCACATCCTGCTTGCAGTATTCTTTGAAAAGCTCCCATTTGGCGGGGTCATGCTGGGGCAGGTTGCGGCTCCGCTGGCCGTTGGTCTTGGAGGGCTTGCATGGGACGCAGAAATAACGGATGAGGGCCTTGCCGGTGTTGAGTTTTTGCTTGTCCTGGGGGAGCCCCAGTGCCTTGCCGGTGGCGTCCAGGCCTGCCGTGTAGCCACAATAGAGGCCATGGAACATGGTGCAGCGCCATTGGTCCGGCGGCAGGGTGCCCATGTACTTGGACAGACAGCCCCATTCAAAGGGGGCGTTGTAGGCGTGCTTGATGTACTCCGGGCTGGTGATGGCCTGGACCAGCCACGGGGGGAGCCGTTCCCCCCGTGCCAGGTCGATGATTTGAACAGGCGCACCATCCACGCTGAACGCAAAGAGCAGGATTTCAAAGTCCGGGCTCTGGATGTACTTCTGGGCACCGGCCTTTGCCAGCGGCACGCTGGAGTAGGTTTCAAGGTCAATGCTGAGATGGTGCATGTGTGGGCCTCCTTACAT